AGGCGTCGAAAGTGTTTACCATCTTAATAATCGCACTGTCGCTGACCTTGCGATGAAGAACGGTATTCGCTATAGTGACCGTTTGCAGGTTCCATTGTTTAAGAATGCGTGGGCAACCTAATGAAAAGAATCGGATTTCTTGTTAGTTCACAGACTTTAATTCCACATGGTGGCATCGGTCAGTTCACTAAAAGTTTTTGTGAGTTGATGCATAGTCACGGAATCTACGTAGATATTATCACTGATAAGAGTCCTCAGGGCGTTGCTGATGAGTTCATCAAAGAACTTAAAGCAAACATCATCTATCCATCTAACCCACAACGCTATACGGATCACAGTGCTGTCTTTATGTATGAAGATAGCTATTGCTATGAACGAATGGCTAACTTCCGTGATGCTACGATTAAAGCATTATCTACAAATCTATATGATGCTTTTGTCTGCAACACTTACGAAACTGTACAAGTAGTATCTACATTAGGACTGTCAGACTATATTCAGACTATCGCATATACGCATTTAGAAAGTCAAATCTTCAAGGATACAAAGAATCCGTTCCTTGATGAAGTTAATGACATGATGAGATTGCAGTTGCAAATGCCCGGTATTACTATCGGGACTCAAAGCAAGTTTAACGAACTACATTTTCAAAATGCATATCATCTTCCTATTCCACTCCCCGAACAAGGACTGTTACAAGAATACGACAATGACCGAGAAGGTATATTGTTCATCGGTCGCTGGGAAGAGGGCAAGAATCCAGAACTCTACTTAGACTTGATTGAACAGACAAAGCTGCCTGCAAGAGTAATGACAAGTGCAAGTGGTGCTAAGAAGGTTGAAGAACGATTGAAGAAGATAGGTGTTGATTATCAAATCAAAATAGGTATCATTGGACAAGAGAAGGTAGACTTTATCAGAAGTTGCCGGGTAGCATTTAACCCAAGCACAGTAGAAAGCTACGGTATTGCTTTCCTTGAACAGATTATTCAGCTCCCTACATTTGCGTTGATTAATCAGCGTTGGACACAAAACTTCCCAAGTACACAATTCTTTACTACAAACAAGCGCAATATGGCTGAGGATATTAAAGCAGTCTATGACCAATATCCCACAAGTAAGTCATGGTATGCAGCGTATGATTCAGTGAATCATTTCAAGATTCACGAGGATGCAGTATTTCATAAGTGGAATCATTGCTTTAACGAGTTTGAATCTCGCAAGAGCAATAACAGCACAGCAAAGATTTGCAATGAAACTACCGTGAAGTATAGCGAGTTTGTTTCTAACTTAAATCGCCGCATTCTTTGTATTGACGATATTCGTTCGGTACTATCAAACAAACATAAGTTTAGAATTATCTATACTGAAAAGGATACCTATTTAACTAAGGATCCTAGCTTTGAACCAAAAGAAGAAATGACAGGCATGAGTCTGTTTGAAGGAATTTAATATGAAAAAAGTTTTGATTACGGGTTGTTCAGGTTACATAGGGTCTCACCTATGTAAACGACTTGAAAGTGAATATGAAGTGTATGGGTTAGATATTCGTCCTAACGAGCATCCAGTAACACAATTCTTTCAAGTAGACATTAACCGTCCGTTGGAAGTAGGATTTGAATTCGATGCAGTGATCCATCTTGCCGCATTAGTAAATGTAGGTCAAAGTGAACAGATGCCTATTCAATATTACATTACCAATTTGAATGGCACGATGAATGTATTGAACAAAATTAATACTAAGAATTTCATCTTTGCAAGTACCGGTGCAGCAGAATCATGCACTAGCGCATACGGAGTCAGCAAGAGAGCAGCGGAAGATGTAGTTAAAGAATACTGCACTGTTCATAATCCAACACCATATACGATTTTTAGATTCTACAATGTTATTGGTACGTCAGGATATGCTCCAACTAACCCAGATGGGCTTATGTATAATCTTATGAAGTCAGAATACACTAAAGAGTTTACTATTTTCGGTAACGACTATGATACTCCTGATGGTACTTGTATTCGTGATTATGTACACGTTGATGAAATCTGCGAAGCAATCCGCACTGCAATTGAAGAACCTGCTAATAGTATTGAATCTTTAGGTCACGGTGTGGGCTACAGCGTCAAAGAAATTGTTGACATTTTCGAAACTGTTAACGATAATAGACTAGGTGAAGGTACTGATGAGGCTCTCACTGTTAGCTACGGTCCTCGTAGGCCAGGAGATGCCGCTGTCAGTGTATTAGAAGATGTTAGTAAATATATGAAGAATCTGTACACGATTGAAGATTTATTGCGGTTGCCGTGATAAACTACTTGACAATAACCTTAAATAGTGATAGAGTGATATCATGAATATATTTTATGTAAATTCCGACCCTGAGGTCGCCGCACGTAGTATGGTTGACCGCCATGTAGTTAAAATGATTCTAGAGACTGCACAGTTGCTCTCTACTGCCCATCGTGTCATTGACGGTGAGGAGTATGTGGGTCAATCGCAGTCTGGACGTAAAGCAAAACGTTGGAGGTTATCAGGTAATGTTGACGCTATTATGTATGCTGCTACTCATATTAATCATCCTTCAGCAGTTTGGGTTCGTGAAAACTCTGCTAATTATGATTGGTTGTATGATCATCTTTTGGCTCTTGGTCGTGAGTATACCTATCGTTATGGCCGTACTCATCTTACTATTGATAAGCTGAAAGATATTCTTAAGGATGCTCCTGAGAATATTGAACAGTCCAGTGTGATGACTAAGATGCCATCTTGCATGGACAAGCAATACATCGTTAGTTTAGACCCAATTATTAACTATCGTAACTATTACAATTACGGCAAGACTGACTTGCTTCGCTGGTCTAATCGTCCTCCTCCGCAATGGATTGACGGCACGGTTATCATGACTGACGGTAAAAAGCAGATATATACTATACAGAGGTAAAAACATGTTTGAGAAATTAAAGAAATTGTTTAACATAGCTCCGGAGGTTATTCCAGAGCCAGTTGCTCCCAAGGTAAAGAAGGCGCCTAAGCAGAAGGAATTAACTCCTAAGGAGCAGGCAAATGCTATAGGAGAGCCTTACGTTAATATCATAAGCGTTGAACTTGATCCGGCTGATATCAACAATGGCTCATTTGAACTTGACTGGAATGATAAGTTTGTAGCTAATCTAATTAAGCAAGGCTACAAGATTCGCCCCGATGATACTGATGCACAGATTGTGGATCGTTGGTTCCAGACAGTCTGCCGCAATATTGCACTTGAAGTGTATGAGCAAGAGATTGCTGACCCAGATAAGCGTGAATCAGAAATGCGTATTATCCAACAGCGTGACTTGGGCGGCGGATTTACAGAAGTCAGCTAATGTCGGAAGATGTTGAATTATATTGTACTCAAGACGAGGAAACCAAAGAATGGCATGTTTGGTTCCCTCATCCTTTGGGCGGCATGAACATATTAGAAACGTTTGACAATGAAATAGATGCTAGAACCTTTTACAATGATCAATTAGATAGTGCCTTATAGTATGAAAAAGAATAAAAAATATCAAATCACTCATTTAGGCAAGACCCTCAACACTGACCACTGGTATGACTTGCCAGAAGATAAGTGCTTGCAATTGAAGGCTGAAGGTGAAGCTAGAGTCTCCGCGCTGGTCAATTGAAGAAGTATTTGAATCTATAGATTTGATTAGATACTTTTGGAGTAGGGTGCTTTCTAGCGACAAAGTATATCCAAAGACAGATTCAGATATCAAGAACTTTGAAGCTGCATTGCGTCTTAGTGGTGGCGGCGTTGCAATGAAGCCTTCCAACTATCCAATCAAGTCTGTTGACTCTATCTTGAGTAGATATAATATCAACGGTAAGTACTATGATTTTTCTTGTGGTTGGGGCGTTAGAATGCTTTCATCATTGAGAAACAACGTTGAGTATTACGGCACTGATCCAAATAACTTGTTAGTAGAACGCCTCAATCAAATGGCTACTGACTACAATACAGTGAATGGTACATTAAAGATTTCTTAGACTATACGTTATGCGCCGATACGAGAACCATTGCAGAAAGCTTAGGCTTTCATTATGTAGAAACACTCACATTAAAAAACATAACTAGACCAAGTGCTAAAGTGGACTTGAACACTGATGAAGGCATTATGGTATTCTCAAAAAAGCCTGAACAGCCTATCCCCTCACCGATGAGTTTGTTTACTTTTGGTTAAAGTTTTCGGTTGACAACCATTAGTTTATAGTGTACTGTAAATTATATCATGAACTAACAGGTGTTTTATGGCTGCAATAACAGGTACACTAAACGAAAAATTATCATGGGAAACGTACATCAAAGACCGTGTCAAGGCTAAGAGCGGTTGGTATTATCTCAATTCTGAAATTGAAGCCCAAGCAAAATACTTTAACGGCGGTATATACATATATACTGATCGCCGCCGATATCTTGAAAACCGATTTAAGAACGGTGAGACCATTCGCGGTGAAGAACGTCTGTTTGAGCAGGGCGCTGACCAAGACGAAGATATGTACATCGTCGGCTTTATTAACTTGGATATTACAAAGCGCGGGTACGACAAAAAGATTCATACGGTACTAGAAGAATCGTTTGGTTGCACGGTAATTAAAAAAGAAACAGCTAACGTTGCAACTGAATGGATAGAATACCCTGAGGACGTTGACGCTGTGGGTACTACCCTACTCGCTATTCAAAAAGAACAGAAGAATCCTAGTGCTGGACGAGTCGAACTCCTTCTTACGTTGAGCCAAATTAAGGCTCTCGACAATGCACTAGAGCAGTACGAGAAGGGTAACGCTCTACTTGCCGAACTATGCCCTAGATTTGGTAAGACGGTTTGGGCAATTGCATTCTTTGACCACACTGATGAAGAAGTGATGATAGTAGGATCCTATGTGCTTTCTGCACTACGGAGTTTTCGGACTGACCTAACTCGGTTCACTCAATTTGAACATATCGCACTTGCTGATTCTTTAGAAAAGGTAATTGAAAATCGTGCAAATGGTCTTCGGAGCCTAGTAACTGTCAGTTTGTTTGATAAGTTCTCTGCTTGGGAAAAGAAGTATGGTTGGGTAGCGGAACTTCCCAGTAAGTTTATTTTTGTGGATGAAGCTGATTTCGGTGCGCACACTCTTCCGCAGGTAAAGAAAGTAAATTATTTACGCGGTTTGGCTTGACATTTACCCATTTCTGTTGTATAGTAATATTATAAGATTAAGGAGTATATGATGACCTCATCTAGCAACACTACTATGGTTTCTAGTCTCTGTCTAATGACAGGGACTGCTGCCGACCGTGCAGTAGGTACACACGAAATTAACAGCTATATTAGCACTACCTATTTTGACTTGCTAGTTGATAAGCTTTCTCGCAATCCATCTTATGTCAATAAGCGTATACTTGAGAAGTATAAAGTTGCACCTAACATGGATACTATTCCGGGTGTAAGATTTTACCAATATGATTTCTCTAAACCTCTCGCTGAAAAAAATGAATTTAATCCCAGCTGGGCTAAGTGGGCAGAGAAACCTGCACAGAACAGCGTCTTCACAAAGACAGTTTTGGGAGAAATTCTAGGAACCAAACATGCTAGCGGAATGCTTCCTACGATTCAGGAATCTATCGGTGAAGCTATAACCGGTATTATGTTGTTTGTTCCTAGAACTGCTAAGATTAATAACGGGGATTTTACTAATTATATTATTCCGCAAATCAACGAAGTTGCAAACGAAGGCTACTACATCATTGAATTGACAGGTAATACAACAGACGGTGATGGTGCAGAAGAATATACCAAAACTGAAATTAATAAGGCTACTGCTCTAGGAAAGATTCCTCTTATCGTTAGCGCAGGTCATATTGGATCACGTAGCTTTAGTATTCCTGAAATTAACGTAGTATTGCTTATGTATGACGGTGGCTCTGCTGCTACAACCGGACAGAATATGAGTCGCGGCTCTACTCGCGGTGCACGACTAGACAAGGTTGCTCACATCTTTAGCTTGAGTATTGATCCTACCCGCGAAGATGCTATGGTTCAAGCAGTACTTGAAACTGCTGTTAAGGTAGCCAACGAAACCGGAGAAGATATTATTGAAGCTGCAAAGCGAGTACTTCGTGCCATGAATGTTTTTGCGATTGATGGTTACGGTAGCTTTGCTCCGGTGCAAGTAGACGACTACACTGCAAAAATTATGTCTTCCCGTAGTCTGCGTAAGGTAGTGGGGGCAACAAGTGATCCCACTAAGATTCTAGATGATCCTAAATCAGTGCAGGCATTGCTATCGATGACCGGCGAACAGGTTACCTTAGGTAAGGCAGGTGCAGTTGGTCAAAAGGGTAAAACATTTGCAGAATCAGGAGCTTCTAAGAATCGTGTAAACAATAATGATTCAGAAGAAGTAGAAGCATTAAAACTTTTTAATAAAATTAAAGCGGCAATGAAAATGATTGCAGACCAAGCACATAACATTGCCGCTATTGCAGGTAGTGATAAGCTAACTACTGCATTATCAATTGTTGCTAATGACAATAATCTTAACCGAATATTTGAAGAATGTTTTAAGGTAGAGGCGGAGTTTGTATTACAGCTTGTAGAGAAGGGCGCAGTAAACGGAAAGTTATTAGATTTGGTGGTTTACACTTACGCCAATGAGCAGCAGACCATCGCCGCCGAATTTGAAGCAGAATTTACTTGACAGTGGTACGTAAATGTGTTATAAAAGTTAGTAATTAACGCATTAGTATGGGCTATATAGTATGAACATGTTTTTTCGCATTATGCTTGACTATGATGCATTGACAGACCAAATTGTCGCAGGAATTCCGGAAGAAGCGTTCATTAGTTCAAGAACTATCTTTGTAGATCCTGCGTTTGCTGGCGGACAGTTCTTACGTTCAGTTGCACGTAGACTGCGTATATACGGACATAGTATCGCAAATATACGTTCTAGGTTGTTTGGTTTTGAAGATAATATTTGTTATCTCAATCACCCAAAAAATAAGTCAACTAAGTTGATCGCCCAACTGAGCGTTATGAGTTATGAGGAATTTTTAAATATGACAATGCAGTTTGATGTAGCAGTGGGGAATCCACCGTTTCAAGGAAATAATGAGGTTGACAGCAATAGGACTCAGCCTAAAAACCACAACTTATGGACAAAGTTCATTCATAAGTGCTTTAACGATTTAGTTAAGGATGATGGTTACGTAGCATTTGTCACACCCGATAGCTGGATGAGTCCTAGCAATAAGATATTCCAACTATTCAAAGAATATCAACTATTACAAGTTGATTTAGAATGCAGTAAATATTTCAATGTAGGAAGTAGTTTTACCGCTTGGGTAGCCCAAAAGTCGCCGGTAACTAAAGAAACTATCTTAGGAAACGTTGCCGTAAATCTTAAAGATTTTCCTTATCTTCCCCGAAATGTAGAGCAGACTCTTAGTATTCATAAAAAGGTAATTTCTTCCAGTAATGTTCGGATGCCGATTGTAGGTGATACAACGTGCCATAGTTCAAAGGAAGTTGTAGCACTACAACAATGTGATGATTTTTCTTATCCTTTACTACACACTAATGCACAGGAACGCTATTCTAAAATCAAAAGCAAGTACTTTGATCACATTAAAGTAATGTGGACTCTTAGCGGAAATTATATCCCACGAATTGATTTGGGTGTAAGGGGCTTTACCGAAGTCAATCAAGCAATTATAGCTAAAGACGAGGAACAAGCTAATAATATCCTATCAATTATGAACAGTGATTTATATAAATTTATTGTTACTACTGCTAAGTGGAGTGGTTTCTTGAACGGCAAAGTTTTCACTATGCTACCTAAATTAGATTTTGATAAGAATTGGTCTAATGATGAAATTTATACTGAATTTGGGTTAACTTCGGAAGAGATTGCAATTGTTGAAGCAAATATTTAATCACATCCGCAAACGTTCGTACATGAGCGGAGTTGAAAGAGACAAACTGAGGGTGAAGGCTAACGGAGAAGTCTTCACTCCAACTCCGCTTGTGCAAGAAGTTCTAGATAGACTACCGCAAGAATTATTTAAGGATCCTTCGAAAACCTTTATTGACCCGTCATGTGGCGACGGGCAGTTCCTGAGTGAGGTGCTCATTCGCAAAGTAGAGAATGGTATTGATTTTGAGCAAGCACTTGCTACTATCTATGGAGTAGATTTGATGCAAGATAATGTTGAACTATGCAGAGAGAGACTATTGTGTGGGCGAGAAGACTTGAGGCACATAGTAGAGAAGAATATTGTGTGCGCTGACGGACTAGAGTACAATTACTGCTTTGGTGAACCTGAAAGTTTCGGAAATAATTTATTCGAGGTTGAACAAAAGGCTTGACAACTGCTAATATATAGTGTAATATGTAAGTATATTAACAGAGAAAGTACCACATGAAATACGCATTGATTGACACAGCTAATACTTTCTTCCGCGCTCGGCACGTTGCTTCACGCAATGCTGATACTTGGGAGAAGATTGGCATGGCTATGCATCTTACCATGTCTAGCGTAAATCAAGTTCAACGCATGTTTGGCGTCGACCATGTTGTCTTTTGTCTTGAAGGTCGTAGCTGGCGTAAGGATTTCTATACACCGTACAAGGCAAATCGTAAGCTTGATGAGTCTGCGATGACCGAACGTGAAGTAGAAGAAAACAAGATGTTCTGGGAAACATATGAAGCGTTTACCACGTTCCTGCGTGAGAAGACTAACACTAGCGTATTGCGTGTCCCCAACGCAGAAGCAGACGATATCATTGCTCGGTTCGTTGCATTGCATCCCGATGATGAGCATTTCATCATTTCGTCTGATACTGACTTTGTACAGTTGATTGCAGAGAATGTACATCAGTATAACGGTGTTGCTGGTCAGTTGATTAAGCTTGACGGCTACTTCAATGACCGCGGTAAGCCCGTCAAGGACAAGAAGACAGGTGAACACAAGTTGCTTGAGGATCCGGAGTATCTATTGTTCAAGAAGATTATTCGCGGTGATGCCACTGACAATGTGTTCAGTGCTTATCCCGGTGTGCGTGAGAAGGGCAGTAAGAATAGCGTAGGAATTCGTGAAGCATATGATGACCGTGCAAAGCAGGGCTTCAAGTGGAATAACATGATGCTGCAACGTTGGGTAGACCATGATGAAGTTGAACATCGTGTCAGGGACGATTACGAACGTAACCGCACGTTGATTGACCTTACAGCACAGCCCGAAGATATTAAGGAAGCAGTAGATAACGTAATCAAGAATGATGTCCGCACTGAATTGACTCCTAGCGTAGGCATTCATCTTATGAAGTTCTGTGGCAAGTATGAACTTACTCGTATCAGTGATCAAAGTGAGTCATATGCAAAGTGGCTCAATTCTCCATATAAAGGAGTTCTGAATGGCAATTGATCCTGTATATCTCTGTAAGGATTGCAAGTTTAGCAAAATGAGCATAGCTAACAATGTTTTTACGCTCGGTGGCCTAGTGGGTACTAAAGGATTCATGTACAAATGTACTAGGACTTTTAAGCCAGCCCGTGATGTAATTGATCCGATTATCGGTATGGACCGCATTAAGGCTGAAATTAGCTACTGCGAACTTGAGCGCAAGCACGGTGATTGCGGGCCTACTGCAAAAAACTGGACAGCAAAACATAAGAAAGATTTATTTAAAATGCTAACAAAGGAACATTATGACTGAATTAGTCGCAAAACCAATCGTTAAGAACCAATTTTGGATTGTCACTGATGGTGAGAAAAAGGTTGGCAACATTGAAGCTAACAATGCTGGATACGGGGTGCGATTAAATGGCACCTTCCTTCAGTTCAATAACACAGATGAATTGAAGAAATCTACTAAGATAAAGTTTGAGTCTATAGCAAACACTATCTCAAAACCCATGCATCCAATGCTGCGGGGTACTTTGTCATCGATCAGAATGGTGTAAAGGGTGTGCAGTTTTGTCCTAAGTATATCTTCATTCAACGATATACTTACACTGGTCCCTATAAAACCTCTGTCGAGGCACAGGCACAGATAAATACTTAAGATGTTACAGATAAAGCGATTCATAGATAAGGTGGCCGTAGCAGAGTCAAAGCAAACTAAAGACTTAGTATTGCCAATGGCAGACGCCCGTGGATTGCGTGATGAAATGTCTAAGCTATTAGGTGACCTTTATGAAATGTCTCAAGGACAGAATAAATCAAAGGAATCTGAAATAATTCAAATTGAAATAGTGGGTAACTCATTCTGATGAGTAGGTCCCAGCCTAAAATCTTACTAGATTATGTTGATAAGAAAACATATAAAACCGACCAAATCGTCGAGGCTGCTGGTATTTGGGCTGTATTCTACGATGACCAACCGATCAACTTGAAATCTTCGCATTATCTAGCTAATGATGTTGCTCCGAAATATAAGAAAACAAGCTTTTCAAATCCCGGTCATGCTAGAAACCTATGCAGAAAACTTAATGCACAGTTTAAAACAGATAAGTTTACTGTCATATTCATGAACAGCGGTCGCACGGTCTACCCTGATGACCTATCCCAAGACCAAAATTGAAATAGTAAAATTAATACTAAATGAAGCTAAGGATGATCCAGATTTTCCTTGGAAGGATGTTTCTCCGGATAAGTTAGTATTTGAATGGTTTGTTACTGGTAGAGTTGGCTCAGGTTTACGACTCACTGACACTGGTATGGTTGCGTTTGACAAAGCTAAAATAGCTTATTATGACTTCAACTTTACTCCTCCTAAAGGCACTACCGGCGGAAGTAATTGGGGGAAGTATACATTAATGCTTGACAAAAAGGTTAAATGCCCTTACTACATCGGTGTTAAACTTGTTGACAACGGGAAGAAACAACCTTATATTAAACTGTATGACCATAGGATAGCAATGATGATGACGTTATACGGAGACTTTCAAAGCTATCTAGATTCGGTTAAATAGTATTTGTTTTTGTTCGCACTTGCAGCATAAATAAAACGTAGCAAAGCTACATCACACACAGAGGAAAAAAATTATGAAGAATATCGCAGTTAGCCTTTTAGCGGCTCTCACACTATCAACCCCAGCACTTGCTTGGAAGAATGAATACTTCGCAAAGCTTGATGCAGACACTAGCGGGGAAATTACCCTTACTGAATTGACTGGCGCAGGTTGCCGCACTAAGCCGAAGTTTTTTGCTTATGCCGATGCAGACCGTAGCAATGGCCTTTCAAAGGTAGAATACTTCGCCAACCGTGACCTTCTCGGTCGTTGCAACTAAGGAATAGATAACATGTTAGCTACTTTAGTCAACAATACCGTTGACGCCATCCAAACTTCAAAGAAGATTTTTGTAGATACTTTCGTAAAGCACGAAGGTCTTGCAAAAACAATGACTGAATTTGTAGATGCTCAAACCGAGTATACTAAGAAAGCAATTGAGGTTGGTTTTACCACTGCCAGCAATATGCATAAAACTGTTACTGATAAATCATTTTATACAGAAACCGCAAAGTCAATGCAGGAATCTGCAAAGGCTATGTTTAACACACAGAAGAAGAAAGAAGAAAAGTAATAATGACAAATAAAGCACTATATGCGTCACGAGCCGGATTCATCACTACAATTTCAGGGATGATGGTTCTAACCTGCGCATTCATTGCAACCATTTTATAAGGAAATATATTATGAGCGATAGTAAAATTCCAGGACTTCCTGAGATTAAGTTCAATAAGAATGGATATGAAATCCGTTCTGATATTTTGGGCCTAGCTGAAAAGCTGGTCATTGAAGAATATAAAGCCAAATTATTTGGTTGGGAAGTATCGCAGTCA